AGAATATCTGATAACGTTGTTGGAATTGTAACCATATCAGGTGGTGGATCTGGATATACCACAGCACCTGCTGTTACGTTTAGTTCACCAGGTATTGGAACAACTGCAACTGCTATTGCGGTTGTAAGTTCTGGTGGAACGATTTCCAATATATTTGTAACTAACGCTGGTGCAGGATATACTGTTAATCCTACGATCACGATTGGTTCGCCATATATGCTTGGAGAGGGAACATTCATAGATAATGAAACAGTAACAGGATCCTCTAGTGGTATCACTGCTATTGTTAAGACATGGAATGCAGTTTCTGGTGAGCTAGTAATATCTAATTCTACTGGAGATTTTGTAATGGGTGAAAATATCGAGGGTGCTGAAAGCGGTGCAGTTTATCAACTTAAAATTGAAGAGACTGATAACACAGTTAATAAATACCCTGATAACTTATCAATAGAAACTGAAGCAGATGCGATATTAGATTTCTCAGAGTCTAATCCTTTTGGAACACCATAAATATAAACTAACAGGTCTATAACAATGTTTGAATATTACTATCACGAAATATTAAGAAGAACGATCATCGCATTCGGAACCCTTTTTAATGGGATAGAAATCAAACATGAAGATTCTGATGATAATGTTGCGAGTGTAATTAAAGTGCCTCTTGCATATGGGCCAACACAAAAGTTTTTAGCAAGATTGCAACAATCACCTGATCTTAATAAACCAGTTCAAATAACATTACCAAGAATGTCGTTTGAATTTGTTGGTTTACAGTATGATGGATCAAGAAAAGTCACAACAACACAAACTTTTAAATCAGAAACAGTGGGTGTAGCGACTGCAATTAGAAAAACATTCATGCCAGTCCCTTATAATATGTCCTTTGAATTAACAGTTCTTACAAAGTTAAATGATGACATGTTGCAAATTGTAGAACAAATTGTTCCATATTTTCAACCAGCATTTAATTTATCTGTTGACCTTGTAAGCACCATAGGAGAGAAAAGGGATATTCCAGTTGTGATAGAAAATATAACAATGGAGGATGATTATGAGGGAGATTTTACAACAAGAAGAGCATTAATATATACCTTCAGATTTACAGCAAAAACATATCTATTTGGCCCTGTTGGATCAAGGGCAGAGGGATCCAAAGATCTTATCAAAAAATCAACCATTGGATACATTGCTGGTGGATCTACAAAAACTCCATCAAGAGATATTACTTACTCTGTTGTTCCTCGTGCCACAAAAGCGTATGATGCTAATGTTACAACCACGTTAGGAACTGATATCGCAGCAGATACGACGGTATTTGATGTTGCAGATGCATCTGGTATTGCAGAAAATACATTCGTTATTATTGATAGTGAATCAATGTTTGTTGATAAGAAGAGTGGTAATAAATTAATAGTTAGAAGGGGAGAGGACGGAACAACTCCAACAGCACATGTTACTGGTGCTGGTATAAATCTAATTACAACCACCACTAATGATTTGATAGAGATTGGTGATGACTTTGGATTTGATGGGTCATTGACATGAAAAAACTAGATAAAACTTTTAATATATCAGAACCTGAATCTGAAATTGTTAAAACCGAAACAGTTGGTATCACACCTGAACAAAAACCTGATAGAATAATTAAAGATGATGTTACAAGAGACTATGAGTATACAAGAGGCAATTTATATTCTATCATTGAAAAAGGACAAGAAGCAATTGACGGAATTCTTGAACTTGCTCAAGAAAGTGAAATGCCCAGAGCATATGAAGTTGCTGGACAATTGATTAAAAGTGTTTCTGATGCTACTGATAAACTTATGGATCTTCAGAAAAAATTAAAAGATGTTAATGAAGAACAAGTCACCAAAGGGCCATCAACTGTTAATAATGCTTTGTTTGTTGGATCAACAGCAGAACTTGCTAAACTTATAAAAACTGGACTTCCTGAAGTCGATAAATAGATTGAGGGAGAGAAATCCCGAAGTACCAATATCGCTTGTACTAATAGTATGTCGGAAGACAATAATAAAAATTTGCCGTCTATTGATGATTTTTCAGAGAATCCAGAGGAACTTCCTTCCGTAGATGAGTTTTTAAAAGAGGAAGAATTACCCTCAGTAGAAGAATTTGTAGAAGAAGAAAAACAAGAATTAATTGTAGAGGAGAAAATAGAAGAACCCATAACTGAGGCGATGGATCTCACTGAGATTGTTCGTTTAGTTAATGATGTTAGAGATAGTATTCCTGATGTTCCAGAAATAAAATCTTATGATAGTGAATTACAAGAATTATCAGAAAATTTAGAACAATTAAAAAATAGTATTCCCAAAGTTCCTGAGGTAAAATATTATGATACAGAAGTAGAAGCAATATGTGAGCAAATTGATTTAGTAAGAGAGGAGGTTAAAAACCTCCCTGAAGTAAAATACTATGATGAACAATTAAATCTCATAGAGGAGAAGATTCAAAATCTTCCTGAACCAAAATATTATGATGGCGAAATAGAGGCAATATGTGAGGCTATTGATAAAGTTAGAGAGGAAATACCCACTTTTCCAAAATGGGTCAATGAAGTAAATGAAGTTCCTGATTTTTCTTGGATTGGAAAAACCTTCAGTGTTATTGATGATGACTTTGTTAAAGTTGGAGATCATATAAAAGATCTTAAAACTAAATTTGATTCTGATCTTGAGGAGTTAACTGAAAATTTAGATCTTAAAGATTTTGAACAAAGGATAAAAATAGATGAATTAAATAAGGCAAAAGATAAAATATATGAAGAATTAAAAGAAGCAGCAATTAAAATTTGGGCTCATCATGATGAATTCAAAGATGATGATAGAAAATTAAAGAAGAGTATATTAAGTAAGCTTAATGAGACAAGACAAAATATTGAAAAACAAATAAGTGAATTAGATAATAAGAGTTATGAGTCTGATAAAAATCTTAAAGGTTACTTTGAAGGTTTAAAAGAAGAAATAGCAAATCTTCCTGAAGTAAAATATTATGATGATAATATTACTGAGTTAAAAAAAGATTTATATGACTTAGATAAAAAATATAAAGATACTTCTACTAATATTGCCGAACTTTATAAAATTGTAGAAGAGATAAAAGGTGGTCAAGAAGAGTTAAAAGAAGGTTTATTAAATGAACCTCCAACTTACGCACAATCTGTTGGTGGGCCTCCAGACCCTCTTACACCATTGGGTAAAAAGTTTGCCACACTTGAAGATCTATCTAAAAACTATACGTTATTTGTAAATAGAGTTCAACAACAACTTGCCACATTTGGTGGAGGTGGTGCAGTAAGAGTTGATACTATGGATGACGTTGGTATATCAACGTATGCCATTGGAAGTGAATTAGGAATCGCAACGGGTAGTCTTTTAATTTATGATGAGAATTTAAAATTAGTTGGTATTGCCAGCACAGCTTTAGGTGGAAGCACTGGTGTTGGTGGTACTGATTTTATATCTGGTATTGCTGCTACATTTAGTAGTAAGGTAACCACTGATTTTCTTGCTGGTATTGCTGCCACATTCAGTGGTAATGTAACTGTTGGTGGAACGATAACCTATCAAGATGTAACGCATCAAGATGTTCTTGGTATTGGTACGTTCCAGCAAGGTGTTCAAATACTTAATAATGGTTTAAGTGTAAACACAGGTATTGTTACTGTTGTTCCCCCAAGTGGTATTGGAACTGTTACAATTGGTGCTGGTGATACTTCACTTGTTGTTGATGGTGATGCTCGTGTAATTGGAATACTTACCGTTGGTAGAGCATCTATTACCATTGATGGTGATAATAATCAAGTTACTGTTGGACTTGTTACCATCACAAATAGTGAAGTCGTTCTAGGTGAAAATGTAACTATAAATGCATCTGCCACAGGTATCAACTCTGCACCTAATGTTCTCTATGTGGCAAAAGATGGAAATGATTCTAATAATGGAACATCAATTGATAATGCGTTTTTAACAATCAAAGCAGCAGTTGGTATTGCAACTTCAGAAACAACTATAAAAGTTTTAGCAGGAAATTATGTAGAGGATAATCCAATAACATTACCAGCATTCTCTGCTATAATTGGTGACGATTTAAGAACTGTTAAAGTTCTTCCTAGCAATACAACACAAGATATATTCCATGTGAATAAGGGAACTAAACTTGCCAATATGACATTCAGTGGCCATGTGTCACCATCGGCTGCAGTCGCTTTTCCAACTGCTGGAGCGACAAATGTTGGTGGTGGAAAATGGAAAGGGCCTTATGTTCAAAACTGCACCAGTGATACAACCACAGGGACTGGCATTAGAATTGATGGTGATTTAGCAGTAAAAACAAAATCAATGAATGTTGATGCTTTTACACAATATAATCAAGGTGGAGTTGGTGTTGCAGTAACAAATGAGGGATACGCACAATTAGTTTCAGTATTTACTATTTGTTGTGATCAAGCAATAACAGCACATAAAGGT